CGTCACTTGGCTTGACTTAGTGTTGACAACATTGAGTTGTGCCTATGTGGCGGTGGGGGCCGTTGTTGGGTACACAGCCCGGGACGATGGCTCGCCGTGGTGGCGAGCTTTTTTGTCTGGGGTTGGGTGGCCTGTACTTTGGTTCTACCAATCTCGCCTTGGCACCTGGTGTGGCGAAAAAATTCGCGCTATGGGTCGTGGCACCCGGTATCTCGCAGGAGTTGCCGTTGGTTTCCTCGTGCCCAAGATAGCCACTGGCGTTGCACTTTTGGGTTTTTTTCTCTTAATTCTCCCAATTATTGTGTACATCGCTGGTGAAGTGAAACCCTATTTACTTGAGACCCGAAAAGGTAAAGTTAAAGGTCGCGCCAAAATGCATAAGCGCAATTTCCGTGCCAAGAAATCTGGCATAAATAAAAAGATGCGGAAATTTAGCGCCCTTGATTACAAAGACATCGAAGATTACGTTGTTGCCAATGACGTTGATGCTGACGATGCCCGCGCACTTAAGGATTTTTGGCGTGCAGGCGACGAAAAAGGCTTCAATGATCTTTTGAACCGTATTGAAGCTGATAATGGCATTGCGGATGAAGCCATAGCCATTATTGAGGAAGAGAGACTCATGGATTTTGAGGAAATGCAAATGTCGAACCAACAGCGCTCGTATAAAGACGAGTCTCGTTCACTTTTGGATCACGTTGGTTTGTTGTGGGACTTTGTGTCCTGCAACGCCAGCGATGCTTGGGAGTTATTGAACGAGTTTGCTGAATGTGCTGCCACTGAAGTCCAGTTTAAGTCAACTGTTGCGCGTGAGCGCAAGTTTCAGGACTCCATTATGCCACTTTTTGTAGCCGTTTGGTTTATTTTATCTTTAGTGCTGCATTATTACCTTAGTGGCTTCCTCATTGCCTTTGGCATGCAACAAGTGCCCCTTGGCAACTCATTACCTGATTGGTTGGTTTGGACGATTCATGCGGGTAGTGCCGTCTGGGTTGGCTTCATTGACTATCACCTACTTCGTGTTGTCAGTTCTTTTGTGAGGAAGGAGGAGCTTGATTTTGCAGAGCGTCATCAAGATAGGTTGATTAACCTTCAGCGTGCGCGCATGGGTATCAACCTAGTTAAGTTCTATGAGCTCTGCATTTGGCGTGCATTTTATCTTGGTCGGATGAATGGCCTCGTTTATGATCAGGAAACCCGACAAGAGTTTGAGGACACTGTTAGGAATTTTGGTCGCGCTGGTTTCTTCGTTTCTTACATTTACGGTGAGGATGAGATTGCAACCACTATTTTGTACACTCTCCGTAATTGGAACCTAATCCTCGATTGGCTCCGTGGAATCATGCGCGCCTTACCTAAAGGTTTTGTTACTGTGGCGTCTTACACTTTTGTGATTTTGGGCACGTTGTATCGGATTTTGCGTAGGCGACGAGTTCGTGCTAGCGTTGTGCCCGATATTAGTCGCATTACTGCTGCCAATGACCCAGTTACGTTTGAACCTGGACCAATGTTGTATGATCAAACAATTCCTGACTTGTCTCATATGGGGCCCAAATTTCAAAGGATGGTTCAAGGTTTACCGACCTCAGAAGAAAAATCTGAGGCCACGGACCTTGGCCACGGACTATCTGCCTCAGCTTCTGAAGTAGTTCAAGATCCCCCTCGAAGGCCACCCATGCAAAGAGGTGGTCAACAATGGCAAGTTGTGTCCGACCGTGTTGGCATGGAGGGTCCACCAATGCAAGGCATGTCTCATGATGGTCGCGTCGAGAATATTGTGGCTAAGTCCATTGATTATTATGCCAAGAGAATTTCCCAAGATCATTGGGGTATAACCTTTTTTCTTAGTCTTAAGATAAATCAAGCTGTGCATAATATCATAGTTACTGCTGGTCATGTTGTTACGAAGGCCAAGAAGCAGTCTGACAATTGGCGTGCTAAATTCGATTGGCGGTTCATTAAAATCCGTGTTGGTAATGAAGATGTTGATACTGATGTTGCATTTGCACCATACCAAGGTAAGAACCTTCCGCAGCTCATGAGTTGTGACAACACTGCGTATCTTTCAGGTAGCCCTGCTGCGCGTGAGTGCCCTCTCCCTAATGATGTTAGTGTCTATATGTTGACAGATGATGGCGATTCTGGCAAGTTGCCAGTTATCTATTCCCATGCCAGGGCTGAGTCTTTTAGCCATGGTGAGGTTGACTACTTGGCACACAAGTGTGAGACTTATGAGGGTGCTAGTGGCGCCCCGGTTTGGGATAGCATGGGTCGTGTTGTAGCCGTTCATGTTGGCTTTAATAAAGACCTCAATCGAAACCTTGCTGTCCCTCTTAAATACCTCATGCATTTTTTATCCGGAGCCCCGGCGAGTACGGGGCCCTAGATGACTTCTTCGAGCATTATGGCTCAGTCCCTTTAGGAATAGTGCCAGTTAAGAAGTTCTGGTATCAGTTTCGGGGAGACAACTACCGAACATTGGTGACGATGCTAGGTGGGAGCCACTTTGTGGAGGATGAATTTGTGCAAGAGGAAATTGTGGCCTATGATGGGACATATCGTTTGCCTGATATGTCTCCTGAGGCGCAAACACGTGTATGGCAGAAAAATTATACAACATTGCTTGGTTCTTATCCGCCTGATGAAGACCATTTGAAGTACGCTTTGACTCAACTTAAGTTTCTTTTGCAGCGCCACTTTCGACGCTTTCGTTACAAGTTATGGAGTCATGAAGAGGTCATGCAGGATTTTGATCCCGATTCGCTTGCTGGATCTCCTGGTTTCCCCTTTAACGCGTATTATCAATCAAAACGTGCTGTTCCAGACCATGTGCTTCAACACTATGTCTCTAAACTTGAAACCTCCCTCTTTGAGGGATACAATCCATGCATCTCACAACTTTTTGCTAAGACTGAATTAGTCAAAGCCGTTAAAGTCGAAGAGGATGATCAACGATGTATCGCTGGTAATCCTTACGACCATACGTATCTCTGCAAAAAGTATTGGGGTGAGTTTTTGAGCAACCTTAAAACAGTTACGCCAAATCACCCGTGGATGCTTGGTCTTGTCATGAGGTCAACACAGTGGACCTCTTTGCGTTGGCGTCTCACTCGTGGGGGCGCTATTACGAAATTCCTTATTGCTGATATCGTAGGGTTTGAGAAATGCTACAACTCCGTTTATCTTCGTGGCATAATCCCAATACTTTTGGATTTCATACCCCCTCAGCATAAGGTGGTGGCCGAACAACTTCTTAAGTCGCTTGATGAAATACTCTTGCGCGGCAGCAATGGCATTGTCACAAAGTTGATCAATTTTAATGGTAGTGGACATCCGTTCACGACGATCCTTAACAACTTTGTCATGTTTCTCTTGATCATGATTGCTGTCTCGATGTGTACTGGTAAATTTTTCATTGACTGGGAGCTTCTGATGGAACTCGCCATCTATGGTGACGATGCAGTTATCGCCATCACTGACGAGCTCATTGAGGCTGGTTTCACCATCGCGGGCTTTAAAGCCGCCTTGGCCAGTATTGGTGTTAAGACCAAAATACCAGACCAGTACTTGCCCTTTTCTGAGGTTGATTTTCTTTCGCACAAGTGGGTGCGTTATGAACAATCCCCTTTTTTTGGGCCTTCGCCCACCCGTGGCGACAAAATAAAATTGAGCCTCCTAACGCGTTTGCGAAAGATGAGTGTCCCGCAACATTTTATGAAAATTGCACAAATCCGGGAACTTGTTTGTTTCAATGACGAATTATGGGGTTATGCTGAAGCTGTCACAGACCTCTTCTCTCAGAAGTATGAGGCCTTCTATGGCAGGGAGCCCGATTGGCAAGAGGCAACACGTCTTCTCCACTCCAGGGAGGCCTTGCAACTCCGCACTCTGGGGTTGGTCTTATCGTCTCGGCGGAGCGAGACGATAAAAGAAAACATGCCGAAAACTAAGAAAATTGCCAAGAAAGTTGAGCGTAAGGTCGTCAAGGCCATCAAAGCCAAGGTGAAGACCAAGGGTGAGCGAAAAACTCAGCCCAAGGCCAAGACCGGCAAGACTCGACCTGCCAACTACAACTATAAAAACATGAACTACTCGTCCATGAATGAGCATCGACCTGGTCCGTCTAACGCCTCGTCCAACAAATTGGCGAAAGATTATGTCTATTGCTTGTTGCAACCATGGGACGGGTATGTTCGTGGACTAAATCCCGTCGTACCCGACGGTAATATGTCCACTACCACGACGATTTGGACCAAAACCGTACTCAATTTGAGCACGTGCAACAATGCGGCCACTGGCACTCAGGATTTGTGTGTCAGGTTGTACCCGTTTGGCGTGTCCCATTATGAGTACGTTACCACAATCACTGCTGGAGTCCCCGCTGCGTCGACTACCGGAAATGCAACTAATTATAGTAGTTGGGGAACCTCCTTTGATGCCATACGATGTGTTTGTCTGGGTGCACAAGTTCGCAACACTCAGGCTGCTGGTAGTGAGTCCGGTGACATTGTTCAATGGCGTGCCCCCTTTAACGTTGTGAATAACACGTGGGGGTATTTTGCAAATCAAAATGATGCTGTGCTTCGTGGCCTCACGAAACCTGGCGATATGGGGTTGATGCACTGGCGTCCCACTTCATCGTCACTCGGTGGAGATCGCCAATTTAAGCCACCTGCTGCTACGCCGTCCAGCTATTCAACGGCTGGTTCGGCTGGTACGTGTGTTGGCTTTTGGGCCCAATGCTCTACGGCTGCCACCTTTGAGGTGACTGTCTATGCTGCATGGGAGGCCCGCGTGTTAGCCACTGCCTCTGGGTTGTTTGATGTTCAGACTAATTGCGCTGACCCTGCTGAGGCCAACAAACTGCTCATGAAGGCTCTCACAAATTGTCCTGACTATTGTCAGGAGCGTGTGGTTGTACAGGATGATGGTGGTATTGAAGCCATCATCGAGGACGGCAAGGCCATCTACGGTGGTCTTTCTGGTGCTTGGGATGCTGCCAAACGTATTGGTGGTGCGATTGCTGGATGGTTTGGTTTAGGCCAAGAACACCCAAAACTTCGTGCTGCTCGTATTATGGAGCACTTCCGTGAGCAGGATGAGACTGTGTTTCAGCAGATTGTTGATTACATTCAGTTTAACCCTCGTTGCACGGTTGCTGATATGCTTGCTTATTTCTATGAGCAGCAGCCCAGCCCCGTTCCTCCTGCAATTGGCGGCCCTACTCTGGATGCCTTGCAGTCGCTAACTCAATATTGCGACGAGCACAAGGTAACTTTGCCGCAATTGCTTGACGCCACCCTTGAAACCAGGCGCTCCCTTCGGAGTGCGCATGACGATTGGGTGGACGCCCATGGGCACCATGAGATGCCCAATCCTGCTTCCACGCCGACAACTCGATCAAGTTCGCGAACATCGGTGGGGCAGCCCGCTGGTGGACCGCGTTTGTGACTTGACCAGGATTACGCAAAGGGTTATTTTTCCCCGAGCGCTATCTCGTTTTCCCGTTCTGGATCTTATATTAGTTCGGTTTATTGGGATAGTCCTGGCTGTTGTTATTTGTTGTCGTAAAACCTGGGCTTTGTGATGGCTGCACCTCACAGGCTTGAATGCGTTCCGTACTCCATAGTTGCAGGCTAAGGGAATCTGCCGTGTACTCACACGACGTTGGAGCGTAATCCATCGTGGACGTTGAATGCTACCTGTTTGAATGGGCTATAGCCGTGAGCTCACAAATTTAACCAGGACCCCAACCCCC